CTCGTGCAGTTCCTGAATCCGCTTTGCCTTCGGATCATCGTGAGAATTCCGCAGACCCGCAAGATATGATTTCAGGGTCATGATGTCGGCGAAAATCAGCTTGTCCATCATCGTCGCAAAGGCAAGCTGAAGTGCATCGTCCCGGATGTACAGCATGGAGCACTTATCCTTGTCCGTCAGATGAGTGTTGCAGCACCATGCAGGATATTTGAAATCCCTGTTTTTGTGATGCCTCCGCTTGAATGTGTCACCGCACTCACCGCAGATGATTTTTCCCGAAAATGCATATCGGTTCTGGTACTTGCCGGAGCCTTTTTCTATCCTTATTTCTCTGGAATGCTGTGCAATAATCTCTGCGGCAACATCGAAATCCTCACGGCTGACGATTGCCTCATGGTGATCCGGGATGATGTACTGATCCTTCTCGCCGTGATTGCTGTGGCGGTTGAAATCGTCATCCGTATACGTTTTCTGCAGTAGCACATCTCCGGTGTATCGTTCGTTTGACAGAATCCCTTTCACCGAACTGTCCGACCAAAGCCCACCCCGTGCGGAAGGAATGCCGAGCTCGTTCAGTTTTTTCGCAATGCGGTACGAGCCGTTGCCCGTCAGAGCTTCCGCAAAAATCATCCGCACCACTTCCGCCTGTTCAGGATGGATGACAAGATCTTCACCGTTCCATACATACCCATAAGGGGCACTGCTTGTTTTGTAAGTCCCGTTCTGAAACCGCTTCTGGGCAGACCATGTCACGTTCTGCGCCAGAGATTTGGATTCGTTCTCAGCCAGCGTACTGTACAGCGTGAGATACAGCTCGCTTCCCATGGCGGCAGTACTGATCTCTTCCTTCTCAAAGTAAACCGGAACATTCAGAGAAAGCAGTTTCCGCACCATTTGCAGGCATTCGGTCGTGTTCCGGCTGAACCGGCTGATGGATTTTGTGACGATGAAGTCGATTTTCCTCTCCTCACAGTCAGCCAGAAGCTGAAGCAAAGCATCCCGGTTCGCCATCTTTGTCCCGCTCAGACCTTCGTCGTAGTATAGCCCCACGTACTCCCAGCCCGAATGGTCATTGATATACTTCTCATAATGCGCCATCTGTGTCTCCAGACTTTCCAGCTGTGCTTCGGAATCCGTGGACACCCGGCAGTAAGCCGCAACACGGAGTTTTTTACGATTGCTCCGGCTGTTTGTCTGAATCGCCGTAACCTTCGGCATAACGATACCTCCCCTCATCAGTCATACATATTACCTCTGTAGTGCGATATTATCAAGTCAGTTTCGGCATAATTCTGCCGAGTAAAGGGGAGAAAGATTCGCGGTTTTTCGCCGTGATTTTGTTGAATTCATCCTTGGTGATGAGTCCCGCTTCAAGAAGCCGTTTTGTGAGCTGCTGTGCGAGGACATAGTTGTATTCGTTCTGCATCTTTTCTTCGGGCGAAGGGGAAGGGGCGTTTGTGTCTTTTTCGGTGTACATATGAAACCTCCTGATATTTGTTCACAGCACACTGGAGGTTTGAGTGCAAAATGGTCCGCAATCCGGGCAAAAAAATAAAGCCCACCGGATAAAAATTCCGATGAGCTTGTTGGTGTTATTCCGTTTTGTATGATCCCTGTAAAAATCACAATGGAGTTGATCGATTAAACAAATTGTAAGACAGATATATTCTATTTGACTTCTGATAACTACTTGACACTTAACAAAGGATGTGATATAATTATCACAAAAGAGATAAATACATCACATTAAGGGGCGACCAATATGAAAAATCTACTCTCAGATATCAAAACCTTGTTTGTAATCCGATATATTATCATCGGAGTATTAGAGGTACTAATATCAGGTCTATTCTTATTTGAACAGTTGATTTCTTCTGTTTTCGTTTGTTTCGCCATGCTTCTTGTTGTAATTTCAATGTTAGTATCCTTTTTTACATCTCAGAATAATTATGATGAAATGGCACACGAAAATCATATTAAAGCCAAAGCTGTTTCATCAGACATACTTCATTCCATCTTAAATATTGCAATTACAGCAGTACTTTTCATATCTTTGGACAAGGGATTTTTAAATATTGATTGGTCAAAGTTTCTGCCTTCATTTATGTATCTGCTTGTTGGAATACACAATCTTGTTACCGGAATCGCTTTTCTGAAATTGGAGAATTCTTGATATGTCAGTTTTGAAGACAAAAATGTATGAATACCGAAAACTGAAAAATATGCAGCAAGCGGAATTGGCAGAACTGGTAGGAGTTCGTCGCGAAACAATCGGTAAGCTTGAAAACGGGAAATATAATCCCTCTCTGAAACTGGCAATGGATATCGCTCATGTATTTGGTGTCACCGTGGAAGAGATCTTCTTCTTTGAAGAAGATGAAGAAGACGACATGAACTGACTGATTATATATATATATATTTCCAAAGAGGCTGTCACATGACGGATGAATTTTCCGGAATGCAACAGCCTTTTTTGATTTGGATTAGATTTTTGTCAGCTCATGATACCGCTTCAGCATCACGCAGAACTGCTCTCTGGTAATCGGACTGCGCAGCATGAGATCACCCAGATCATTGCCTTTCAGGAGATCATTCTCAATCGCCCAGCTGACCGCATCCACGGCCCAGTCCGCAGGCGTATTATCGCAGGTTCGGGATACAAGCTGCTTCCTTACATCCTCTCGGAATGTATCCATGGATTTACCGAACTTCGGGAACCAGTGCATCACATCCGCATGATTGGACGCAATTCCCATGGCATGACCTTCGCTGTGGCAGATGATATCCTGCTCCGTCAGAGAATACAGCTGACAGAGATACGCACACAGTTCCACCGCTTCCCGGTACACCTGATCGAAATAAGCTTTGTCAGTCAAATCATCTTCGCAGATTTCAAACCCGATATATCCCATGAAGTTTGCATTTCCATTCGCACCCTGACCGCTGTGCCAGCCGACCATGTCCCACGGCAGGGTCTGATATGTGCCTACAGAACCGTAAGGCAGCTTCCCGACAAAAGCGTGAACACAGACCTGCCTGCCGCCCGGACGAAGCTGGTTCCAATGGTTCAGGTAGGATGAAACACTCGTGTTATTACATCCCGTGGAATGCACCATGATACCGCGGATTTCCTGCTTGTTGCCTACCACATAGCATTCGTTTTTTGTCAGATACTGCTTATTCAGTTTCATCTTTGTTGTCCTCTTTTTTCTCGGATTCCGAATTTTTGTGAAGGAGCGCCAGAACCTGCTTCAGCTTTTCCGGCACCGGAAGGCCGAGGTGAACTGCGTTTTCCAGAATGGAGATTCCTTCGTTGGAAATATAGAAGAAGGTGATCGCAGTCCTCAGCGCATAGCTGTCACCGAGAATATAGCTGTCAAGAAGCGTGCCCAGACCGACCATGAGAAAGATCAGAACCTTCTGACTGATTCCCTTGAAACCGATTTCAGAAGAAAGATCGTGGTCATAAATGGCGCACATGACGCCTGTGATATAGTCGATCACGACGAAAACAAGGAGAACATGGAGAAAACCGTCCACGCCTCCAAGGAACCAGCCAAAGAATCCGCCGATTGCCGTGAATGCCATCTGAATGCTGTTCCAGATTTCTTTCATGAGTTTATACCTCCGTGAATTTGATGTTTTGTAATGCTCAGTGAGCATCAGGATTCCTCGATGAAATTGATGAAGGGTTCAAGATAGCCAATGTCATTGACGGAGAGTTTGATGCCTTCAGTGATAGGAATATCAATAACATCAATCACCGGCTCGACTTCCAGATCGAGAAGCTCGTCCAGTTCCGCGATGGCGGACTGCTCGTTATCCCCTTCAAAGGTGTAGTTGCCGGATTCATCCGCAGTGCCGTATTTCTCCAGAATCTTAATCCGCTGTTCGCCGAAGAAATCCGCTTCCCGCTGGAGTTCGGCGATGTTTTTCTTCAGACGATATGCAAGCTGAAGACGAATATCCTCCGCAGCCAGTTTCGACAGCGCGGGGATGGCGAGAACGATGGTTTTGAGTGTTACTTTCATGTTTCCTCCGTTTCAGGCTATGAGGCCGTATTTGTTTTTGAGAATGCCCACCAGATTGTTCAGTACATAGAGGTAGTTCGACGAGGTCGCACTGGTGTAGCTCATGTTGTTGGACGAGGTGGAGAGAGTCTGCTTTATAATAGGAGTCGTGCCGAAGAAGCCGAGTTTCGAGGATTTGCTGCTTCCGATAGACACCGTATTGGAACCAATGTAGGCGTAGTGCCAGTAATAGGATGAAGTACCCAGATAGAAAGGATAATAGGTGGATGTACTGTTCGGGCGCAGCTCGCGAGACGTATTGCAGATGATGTAATACGAACTGTTCCCGCCGAGTTTAACATCATTTCCGGTCAGATCACTGTCCCCCGGACGATGCCGATGGATCGAACTTCGTGCCGTTGATGTAGAGGTTGGTGACATAGGCATACTGCCACGGATAGGTGGAGTTGCCGAGGTAATAACCGGTACTTGCGGCGGGAATGAACTGCTTGGATGAGTTCATCGAAGCGTAAATCGAACTGGAGTACGCGATTTTGCTTGTGTCCACGTTCGATGGAGTGAACTTCGTGCCGTTGAGATACAGTTCCGTGATATAGGCTTTCTTCCAAGGATAAGAGGAAGAGCCAAGCGTGAAATCATACACCGTGGTACTCGGCAGGAAAGCGTAACTGCTGTTCAGTTCGGCATAATGGGTGGTTGACGAGACATAAAGTTTTGAAACCTTACTCTCCCCGCCAATCGCCGTACCGTTCACGCAAAGAGACGATCCGCTTGCCGAAAGGTAGCAGGATGTCCCGAGATACAGCTTTTTGATGAATCCTTCCGCAAAAGGATACGAAGTCGAGCCGCAGGTGCCGGTCGAGCCTTTGCAGGAAATATTGGTCACATACAGCGTGCCAAAACCGTAGTTCACGTTGCCGAGGTCCCAGAAGTTGTCCGCATTGGGACGAAAACTCTGGTTTCCGATGTCCATCACGAGCATGGACGTGCTTCCCGCACTGAACTGCATGAACTGGATCGTGTCGGCAAAGATTTTGAGATACTTGTAGTTCCATGTTCCGTCCCCGCCGATGTACAAAGTTTCCGTACCGGAGGATGTGATCGCCACATTCACGGTCGAACCGGCATACATACGGGAAACCTTCAAGGTAGAGGCATCAATCCGGTCAGCGGAGATCGTGCCTGTGGTGATGTTGGAACCGTTGATCGTGGTGCTTCCGGCAGTTTTCAGTGAGGTAATCGTAACATAACCGGATAGATCAATCCTGTCTGCCACGAGACTCACCGCACGGTCGGTCATCGTGAAGTTGGAGGCAGAAGTACCGCTTGCAATGAGCCAGTTCACCTTGTCGGCTGTCTGCGAAACCGTGGAAATCGAACCTTCCGCATTCTCCACTCGGGTGGTGATGGAGGTCAGGCTTTGAGAGAGGGTTGAGATGGAGCCTTCGGTATTCTCGATTCGTGTGTTGAATCCGTTCACCGTCAGGGACAGATCTGCCAGATTGCCTTCCACAGATTCGATTCTGGTGCTGAACCCGCCCACGGTAAGTGACAAATCCGCCACAGCACCTTCGGCATTGGTGATGCGTGTCTCGAATCCTCCAAGCGTCAGTGAAAGTTCCGATACCGCTCCTTCTGCATTGGCAATACGCAGATCGAACCCGGACACCGTCTGCCGTAGCTCGGACATACCTCCTTCCACAGTTTCGATGGTCGAGCGGAGTTCACCATCCGCCGCACGGAATTCCTGCTTGATGCGGTCAAGCTTCGTTGCCGTGGATGTCATCAGATTCGGAACATAATCGCCGACCTCGATCTGCACGGTATAACGGTAAAACGGATTGTATGTAATGCTGACGATGCGGGTGTTGACGTTGATCCCCATCGGCGTGTAGGTGATATTCACCTCGTCCCCCGCCTGCAGATCAGCCATCTTGAACAGCGAAATCGAGTAGGACGCGATATTCTCTCGTGAGTCGATGGTGACGGACAGATTGGTCACGTTTTCGCCATCCATGAGAACTTTGCGGACTGTGCTGCCGCGATGCTTGCGGAGGTTGATCCTGTAGCCATCGTATTCTACCTCACATCCGCAGGCATCGATGAACCTCATGAGCGCATTCCGGCGGTTGAGCGTGCCTTCGGTGAAGTAACATTCGATCCGTCCGGTTGCCTCGCAAACTCCAAGGGAGAATGGGGTGTCATCGAGAAGTTCGTGAAGACCCTCTAACGGTGTACCTTCAAAAACGAAAGTAACGAGGTTGTATTTCTCATCGTTCAGCAGATAGGAGATGTGTTCGCATTCCGCTGTGGTTATGGGAAATCCATCTGTGATTTGCTTGGATACACGGACAATGTTGTAATACTGTCCGTCGAGTTCGGCAATCATTCCGGGAGTGAGAGAGGCAGAACGGGATGTCAGCGTTGAGAAGGATAAGGTACGTTCACCGGATAATCTATCCGTCAAGGATGCTAACAAAACATGTGGGATCATAAACGCTAAAGTACTATTCTGCGCATAGATATGTATGTTTATAGGATTCACCTCCTCTCCAATATTGACAAAAAGGCAGATATTGTATATAATTTGTACAGAAAATGTTGTAAATAAGGATGTATCAAAATGGGCAAGAACATAAAATATTTTTTAATGGACGGTGTTGCAAAAGGTCGTGTGAAATGTACCCTTGCCAACTGGACCGGTATTTCCTATAAAGTCCCGCGAACTCTTCTGGAAGAATGCAAGGATCGACCGGATTTCAAGAAAAGCGGCGTATATTTTCTGTTCGGAGTTTCTGATATATCGGATGATCTGGTTGTATACGTCGGCCAAGCCGGTTCTCGTAAAAACGGTGAGGGAATCTATCAGCGGCTAGTTGAACATAAACAGAATCCGGATAAAGATTACTGGACGGAAGCGGTTGTGTTTACCACTTCCGATAATTCCTTTGGCCCGACCGAAATCAGTTATCTCGAGAATCATTTCTGTACTATGGCAATGGAAGCACATCGCTGTATCGTCAAGAATGGCAATGAACCTTCTCAGGGAAATGTAACCGAAGAAAAAGAGAGCGAACTGGAAGAATTCATTGAGTACGCAAAAATCGTCATGGGCGTTCTCGGGTACAATATTTTCGAACCGCTTACCTCCAGAAACACATCAAATAATTCCACTCAAGCTCCCGTAGTGAAATACTATCTGAATCGCAGAGGAGCAGATGCTCAGGGAATTCTGAATGAAGAAGGTTTTGTTGTGTTGGCGGGAAGTAAAATCTGTAAGGATGAAACTCCGTCCTGTCCGAATCACGTCAAAGACTCAAGAAAGAAATACTCTACCGACATTGATGACAACGGAATTCTCCAGAAGGATATTCTTTTCAAGTCTCCGTCCGGTGCTGCAGCTTTTGTAATAGGCGCCAGTGCCAACGGAAATGTGGAATGGAAAACTGCTGATGGAGTGCCTCTCGGAAATACTTAACCCATCCCCAAATTCCGTACATACACCGCATTCTGTGACCACTGGATCTGCGACAGTACCCGCGCAAGCGTGATTCCATCAATGGTCAGCGGAATCGTCACATTAATCGCCTGACCCGAAGCCATTCTGCCCGGTTCGATGTTCCCAATGCTTGCATCCACATCGAAATCGGTCGGGATGGCTTTCTGCATATCCTCCTCGACCTGTTTCATGGCATCCACAAAACCGACACCAATCCCGGCACCCATATTCTCACCGATCCCGGCGAATACCGTAGACGGAGAATGAATGCCGAGCAGGGATTTCACGCCGCTGACCACATTGTCCACCAGTTTTGAAGCCTGATCGTACAGCCAGGAAGCCATGCTCATGATGCCTTGTCCGATGCCCTTGATCATGTTCACGCCCACGTCCACCAGATCGGGAATCCCTTCGGTGAACGCATGGACAATGCTAGTGACGATCTGCGGAATCGCGCGGATGATTTCGCTGATGATCTGCGGCAGATTCTCAATGATCGCCGTGAACAGCTTGATGCCCGTTTCGACGATGAGAGGGATGTTTTCGACGAACGCATTGATTATCGCTGTGATGATTTCGGGAATCGCCACGATGATCATTTCGATGATCTCCGGCAATGCCTGAATCAGTGCCACAAGCAGTTCGATCCCCGCCTGCACGATCAGAGGGAGGCCTTCCAGAAGTGCTGTAACTATACCCTCAATGATCTGCGGCAGGACGGCCACGATGGTTTCGATGATTTCCGGTAACGCTTCGACCAGTGCGGTCAGAAGCTGAATTCCGGCTTCTATGATCTGCGGAATCGCCGATACGATAAACTCCACGATTGCCGTGATGAGTTCGGGTAATGCTTCAATCAGCTGCGGAATGGAATCGAGAATCCCCTGTGCCAGACCGAGGACAAGTTCCAGTGCGGCATCCAGAAGCAGCGGCACATTGTCGATGATCGTCTGCACCACCATTGTGACCATCTCGACCACGGCGGGGATTAACTCCGGCATGGCTTCGGCGATACCGGATGCCAGTGTTGCAACCATCTGGATTGCCGCCTCTACCAGAGCGGGGAGATTCTCCACAATGGCATCCGCAAGCATGACCACAAGCTGAACAGCGGCTTCCGTGATTCCGGGAAGTGCGGCGATCAGTCCGTCAAGCAAGGTGACAATAATCTCCGAAGCACACTCCACGAGCATCGGGAGGTTGTCCGCGATCGCTCCGCCGAGCTGCATGACGATTTCCATGCCGACCTGCACAAACTGCGGAATCTGCTCCATCAGGATCGAGACAATGCTTCCGACAGTGTTGCCGATGACTTCACTGATCTCTCCGAAGTCCGAACCTGCCGCTGCAATCCCCGAAGTAAATTCCCCGAGCAGTTGGACACCGGAATCCGCGAGAGTCTGCAGTTCCGGAAGAAGGACGGTACCAAGAACCCGCTGTGCTGCCTCCGAACCTTGTTTCAGCCGCTGAACGGCATCGTCGAACTCGCCGAGTTTGGAAATACTATCCTCACTGAGCACCGCGCCCATCTGCTTGGCTTCTTCGGTCAGAGCCGCGATCCCTTCGGAACCCTGCGCGATCAGCGGATTGAGAGCCTGCGCACTCTTGCCGAACAGCTGCATGGCGATGGCGTCACGTTCCGTTTCGTTCGCCACACCAGCAAGAGCGTCAATGACCTCCCAGTACACCTCCTCGCTGTTCCGAAGTGTACCGTCCGCATTGGTGATGGAAACACCCAGTTTCTCATAGGCTTCGGCGTATTTCTCGGAACCCTCGGCAGCGTTTGCCATGGACTTTACGTTCTTCGCCATTGATCCTGTGAGCGTTTCCAGAGATACATCCACCAGATCGGCGGCATAGGCGTACGCCTGCAGGTTTTCAACACTCATGCCCGTGACCGTGGACTGCGTGATCATCTCGTCCGCATACGCGGCGGCGTTCACAGCCATATCCGCCATGGCTTTTCCGGCAGAAACGGAGGCGGTACCCACAGCTGCAAAGGCTGCTCCCATCGCTGCACCGATCCCTTTGACCACAGAGCCGAGTTTCTCGAATTTGCTGCCGGAATCCTGTGCTTCGTCAGCGGCTTCGTTCAGTTCATCGGCGAAATCTTCCGCTTCTTTGGCGGCATCCTCCATTCCTTCGGCGAGATCGTCGAGGGATTTTTCGTTGTCGGACAGTTCCTTCTCCATACCGTTCAGCACGGCTTTCGCCTTGTTCAGCTGAATCTGCCAGTTCTGCGTGCGTTTGTCGTTCTCTCCGAAGGAGTCAGCGGCATTCTTCAGAGCCTGCTCCAACGTGGAAATCTTCTGTTTCTGCGCGTCAATCTCCTTGTTGAGAGCCGTATTTCTGGCGGTCAGTGCCTCAACAGACTTATCCTGCTTATCAAACTGCGATGCCACCAGTTCCATCTCGGAACCTAGGACTTTGAACGACTGATTGATGTCGGCGAGAGCCTTTTTGAACTCCTTCTCGCCCTCAAGACCAATTTTCAGCCCGAAATCGTCTGCCATCTGACCACCTCCATTTCGTTAGTTTTCGTATGCAAGATAATCCTGATAGGTTGCTCCCCATGTTACCGGAATTGTGACAGATGAATCCACATAATTCCAGTACTGCCCCCATCCGGCGGGTTGGCTTTCCGCTTCACAGAAGATCCGCAGAGCGGGATTTGTGCAGTTATAAAACGGACTGTTCCGGTAACCGGATGCGAGTATTCGCTGTACGGACAGAGGGAGGAATACCTTTTTCAGAGCGGTACACCCCTGGAAAGCGTAATAGGACAGAGTTTCCATCTTCCTGAAACCGACTTCTGTAAGAGCAGTGCAGTTTAAGAAAGCATTGCTGTTTACCTCAGTGATATTCTCCATATCAATATGACTCAGGGACTCACAGTTGGTAAAAGCATAATTTCCAACGATTTTCAGCATGGGTACATGAATGGTTTCCAAACCGCTGCACCCACCGAAACCATATTCTGCAATAGATTCCACCTTCGGTATATCGGCAGAATGCAGAGCCGAACAGGAATAAAATGTCCGCATCTGGATTTCACTGATATTGGGAAAACAGACTTCTTCTAATGACGTGCAGTTATAGAATGCGTAAGAACCGATGCTCTGGATATCTGTGTGAAATAATTCCTTCAGGCTTTCACAGCGGTTAAACATACTAACGGGAATTGTAGTCAAAGCGGGAAGATAGGCTGACACCAGTTTCCTGCATCCAGAAAAAGTATGTTCTCCTGCAGCGGTCAGATTGGGTAGATCAACGGTCACAAGAGAAGAACAATCACTGAATGCCTGTGAATCAGTCAAGAACAGCATCGGCAGCTTCAGT